CGATGGTGGTTTTATTAGTAAGGTTCTTGGCGTTCTTCCCGGTTTTGGAACCGTAGGAACAGCTTTGCTAAAAACGACAGAAGGAGATGCTTTAAAGACCGCTGGAGAATTACTTGCACAACCTGCTTTTAAAAGAATAATGTCTAGACGAGCAAGAGGTTTGCCTACAGATAAAGCAGAAGAGGCTTTCAAGAAGCAAAAAAGTTACATTAAGTGGTTAAATTCTGTGCCAAATAACATGGCAAGAAGAATAGCGACAGTTGGTTTTACTGATTGGCTTTTTGAAACAGATAGTCAAGCACCAGAAAATGAAGGAACAGAATAATGGCTAGATTTGGCGAAATAAATGCACAATATTTTGACGATGCTGGTGATCCTCTAGGCTCTGGAAAACTATACTTCTACGAGTCAGGAACCACTACGCTAAAGACTACTTACTCTGACATTAACCAGACAGTAGCGAATACTAATCCAGTTATACTAACTGCTGCTGGTAGACAGCCAAACATATTCTTTAACGGTGTTGCTAAGGCGATACTAACGGACTCCAGTGATGTGCAGATACTGGTNCGNGANCCTGTNGGACANACTGCTTCAGCCTTTGGTGATGCCTGGGTAGCTACTAAGATATACGATGCAGACGCTGTAGTGCTGGCTAGTAATGGTGTCTACTATCGGTCCCTGGTAGCTGCAAACCAGAACAATGATCCTACTTCTACGTCAGGATACTGGACACTTCTTTACTCAATAGAGTGGAACTCTGGGATAACCTACTCAGAAGGCGCTAACGTAACGCAAAATGAAATCCTTTATCAGAGTTTGCAGAACAACAATACTAATCAGAATCCGTCTACCTCTCCTGCCTATTGGACAAGAGTTGGTATTGCATGGGTATCTACGGTTACTTATGCGATTAATGAAAACGTAGTAGGTAGCGATGGTGTCTTTTACACCTCATTACAGAACTCAAACCTAAACAACGAGCCATCAGTTAGCGGCTCCTATTGGGTAGGTACAAGTGCGGCAGCAGCAGCCAGTGCTACGGCAGCAGCTACATCAGCTACTAACGCAGCCACTTCCGAGACTAACGCTGGAAATAGCGCCACAGCAGCCGCTACAAGTGAAACTAATGCCGCAACGTCAGCTACTAATGCTGGCAACTCAGCTACGGCTGCTGCTACCTCTGCTACTAACGCGGCTACTAGCGAAACCAATGCAAGTAATTCAGCGTCAGCAGCAGCGACATCTGCAACTAATGCAGCGACTTCTGAAACCAATGCAGGGAATAGTGCTACTGCTGCGGCATCTAGTGCTACTGCGGCCAGTACGTCAGAAAGTAATGCGGCGGCTAGTGCTACGACAGCAAGCACAGCAGCTACCAATGCTGGAACAAGCGAAACTAATGCAGCTACTTCTGCGACTAATGCTAGTAATTCAGCAACGGCTGCGGCTACGTCAGCCACTAATGCGGCTACATCAGAGAGTAATGCAGCTACGTCAGCTACAAATGCTGCTACATCAGCTACAGCTAGTGCTAACAGTGCAACAGCATCAGCTAGTAGTGCAACGTCAGCCGCAAATTCGCTTGATACGTTTACAGACCAATATCAAGGCGCACAGTCGAGCGACCCTGCGACAGACCCAGACGGTGACGCCCAAGTTGCAGGTAACCTCTATTTTAATACGACTTCAAATGCCATGAAGGTCTATAGCGGCTCCTCATGGAGCGCAGTAGCACCAACAGCAACGTCTGTGACAATAAGCCAGATAAGTGATTTGAATGCTAATTTAGATTCGTTTCTAGCAACACCTTCATCAGCTAATTTGATTAGTGCGGTTACAGACGAGACAGGAACAGGCGCATTAGTTTTTGGTACATCTCCTACAATAGCTACACCAAAAATTACAACATCAATTAATGATGCAAATGGCGCAGAACTTGTAAAAGTTACTGCTACCAGTTCAGCAGTAAATGAGTTGACGGTAGCTAATGCCGCCACAGGTAATAACCCTACATTATCAGCTACAGGTGATGATTCTAATGTTGGTATAAGTGCAACACCAAAAGGATCAGGTGAGTTTGATGTTACATCATCATTTTTAACTGGTTTGTTTTCAGATAAGGTATCAGCTTTAGGCAATACAGGCACAGCTAAAACTATAGATATATCAACAGGACAGCTATTTACAGCTACATTAAATGGTAATGCAACGCTGACATTAAGTAATCCAAATGCAAATTCTAATAGAGCTAGCAGTTTTACCTTAATTTTAACTAATGATGGCACACCTAACCGCACAGTTGCTTTGGCGGGAGGAAGTTTTAAGTATCCAGGTGGATCAATTTCTCGCACTACAACAGCAAACGCTATAGATATTTGGTTTTTCTTTACACCAGATGGAGGCACTACTTATTACGTTACACTTCCCATGAAGAATTTATCTTAGGAGATAGACAATGGCATTAACTGATGAGCAACAACAAGCAGTAGATATGCAAAATGCAACGGAATTATATCGTTCCAATATACAAGCGACAGTCCAAGCAAAACAAAATAAATTGACTTGCATGACTATGGCCCAACAAATAATTTTAGAAAATAGAAGAGTTAAAGCAGCAAGCGAAGTTTCAGATATAACTTCAAATGATATTACAACACTTGCGGCTGCACTATTAACTTACTTAGATAGTTAATGGAAAGGTATGACTATTATCCGTCAGCTATTTATAGAGAAGAAATACCTGATTGGGTAAAGGATACTCTGAAATATGGGAAAAAATATTTTGATAGAAGCGAAAAATATTTAGAGGAAAACAATATAAAGTCTTTAGTTGTTCAAACAGAACACATGGCTAAAGATTCAGAATTGTCTTTTTTAAGTTCTTATTTCAGAGATAAAGGAGTGAGCATCTTAAAAGAACAAGGATATATAACTGATAAATATGAGTTTTTTGTTAAAGGAATGTGGGGACAAGAGTTTGGTTGTACAGCGTCAAACATATTACATACACATTCTGAATCGCAAATAAGTGGTTTTTATTTTTTGGAAACACCAAAAGGAGGTAGTTATCCAATATTTGATGACCCAAGAGCAGGAAAGAAAATGAGTGATTTAGATTCTGTTTCTAATGAACAAATAACGATGGCGACTCCGTATCTGCATTTTAATAATGTAAAGGCCGGTACTATGTTGTTTTTTAATTCATGGTTGCCTCACATGATTTCTGAAAATAAAGCTGAAGATAAAACAAAATTTATACATTTTATTCTAGCTTGTAGAGATAGATTTATTTAATGGAATATTTGCTTTCTCCTTATGCTGATTCATCTCCACCTTTTGCTTATTGGGAAAATGGGTTTGAGGAAAAAGAATTAGATAGACTGCAAGAGATGGCAAAGAATGTAAAACAAAGCGCAGCAATAGGTGATGCAAAAAGTGCGGTAATAGATAAGCAAAAAAGAAGGGCTAGTGTAGAGTTTATAGGCTGCAATGAAGAAACAAATTGGATTTATGAAAAATTAGCGAAAATAGTGGGTGAAATAAATGCAGAGTATTTTAGATTTGATTTAAATGGTTTTGGTGAAGCGTTACAACTTACTAACTATGATGAATCGCAACAAGGTATGTACGGTTGGCATCAAGATTTTGGGTCTAAAATTAGTAGAAAATTATCGGTAGTTTTGCAGCTAAGTGACCCTTCTGAGTATGAGGGTGGAAACTTACAAATTATGGGAAATGGATCGCCAGTGACTATAAAAAAATCAAGAGGGTTTGTGGTTATTTTTCCAGCATACACTTTGCATCAAGTAACACCAGTGGTTAAAGGTTCTAGGCAAAGTTTAGTAACTTGGGTTTCAGGGCCACAATTTAAATGAATTATAGGTTTGAAGATTTTATAGGCATATTTGACGGCGTATATCCAAATAATTTTTGCAAGCATTTAATAGACGAATTTGAACATCACAAGTCTAATGGTGCAGGAGTAAATAGGTTACAGTTTGAAAATACTACTAAAAATATGAAAGATGATTATCAGATATTCGCAAACGGTAAAAATATGGACTTTACAGCGTTTGAAGAAAAAAATACTTATGAAATGTTCTTTCATGGCTTGCAACATTGTTTTGATGAATATGTTAAATATTATGGAATATTGAGCAACATGGACATTACTTGTAACAATATGAAGTTGCAAAAAACTTCAAGAGGTGGTGGGTATTATCTTTGGCATTGTGAACAAGGTAATGGTTCGATGAATAACAGAAGTTTGGTTTATATGTTGTATTTAAATACTTTAACTGATGAGCAAAATGGTGAAACGGAATTTTTACATCAAGAAAAACGTATACAACCGAAAGAAAACACAATGTTAATTTGGCCGGCAGGATTCACTCATACACATAGAGGTAATGCTGTTTTTGGAGAAGTAGATAAATATGTTGTTACTGGTTGGTTTAAAAATGAGTAAACAATTATGCCTATAGGTGCAGGAAAAGCAGGAGTTTTAGGAGCTGGTTTAGTTCCAGGCGGTTCAGAAACATTTAATTCTTCTGGAACGTACACTGTTCCAGCGGGAGTTACAAAAGTTAATGTAACGGGCGTTGGTGCTGCTGGGACTGCTGGTAATCCTGGTAACGCTGGTGGAGCAGGGCCAGGTGGTGCAGGAGGTTCAGGTGGTCATGCTCGCTCGTGCCCTAGTGGTTGTATTGTAAATTATCCAAATATAGGTACAGGATATGCTGGTGGCACAGGTGCAGGAGGTTCGGGCAATACAGGAAATTCAGGTAGTGCTGGAGCAGCATCAAGTGTTTTTTGTTTAACTTTTCCAGGTGGCGCAGGAGGTAATGGTGGCTCTAGTGGGTCTGCTGGTTCACCCGCACCTAATGGGCCTAATGGTGCTACCGCAAACACACAATATTGTACATTTGGTGCTGGAGGTAATGTAGGTAATCATGGAACAGGTATACCTGGAACTGGTGGTGCAGGATCAAATTATAATTTGTGTATAGCTTTTTGTTGTTTTTCTATAAGTATTGGAAGAGGTATGGGCGGCGGTGGCGGCGGTGGTGCAAATCCTAATGAAGCTGCTAATTGGCCTGTTGCCTGTGCAAATGTGCATAAAACTCGAGGTGGGCCAGTCAGTAATGTTGGTTCAGGTTCAGGTAATGCTTTTGGCGGTGCTGGTGCAAAGCATGAAAATTCTTGTGGTAGCCCATCTACTTATAACGCGAATAATTTACCTGCTGGAAGTGCAGGTGCTAATGGGAATGGTGAAGGCGGTGGCGGTGGCGGCGGCGGCGCATGGTCGCGGTCTAGTCCAGCTCGATCAAGTGCTGGAGGCGGCGGTTCAGGTGGGCCATTAGGCGGCTCTGGNAGTGCGGGGNGGTGCTGGTAATCCAGGNAGNGCNGGAAGTCCAAATACGCATAATTGCGTGACTGTTGTTTCAGGTGCTTCTTATCCGGTTACTGCTAATGGTCAAGTTCAAATTAGTTGGTGTCCACAATGAATAAAAAAGATTTTGATGAATTAATAAAGAAAAAAGAACAAGAAAAAAAATTAAAAGAAAAACAATTTGAAATTGATTTGCACGAAAGACAAAGAAATGAACAACTAGGTTCATTAAATGCTAATAGAACACGTGCGCAATCATTTTCAATAGGAACAACAGGATCAGGAACAACTGAAATAACAATGCGTGGAATACAGGGTGAATATTTGTGGGATATATATCAGCCAACACAAGTTATTGAATTGATACATCAACTTGCTAGTAATGTAGGCTGTCATATTCATATTGTCCCTAGAGAAGATTTTGCAAGTTGGAGAAATTGGAAAAAACCAGATGCAGAACAATTAGCGAAATTAAACGGTTTTCCTCCATTTTCAAATAAGTTAGAGGGTAGTAGCAATTTTGGTTTAATTGAAAAGACAAATCCGGTTGGTTTACAAGATGAAGAGGAATTAAATAATGGCATGGCAACTACAAAAGCTGTCAACAGGCGAGTCACTAACGGAAGCGACAAAAAACCTTCCTGAAAACTATGGGCCAATATTTGGTCTTGCTGGCATAAAAGATAAAATAGGTGATTTATCTTGGCTTGGTGATGATTTTAATGACATGGGATGGATTGAGGTTGAGTCAGAAGATGCAGAAGATACTTCTGATTTAGCCACTACTTATTGGAATAGAGCAAAATGGTTATTACAAGATAGTGATTGGTCAATGTTAAGTGATGCTTCTTTAACAGTAGAAGAAAAAACAAAATGGATTGCATATAGAAAATCTTTAAGAGAAATAAAATTACAAGCAGGATTTCCTGCTGCTATTGATTGGCCTACGAAGCCAGAGTGAAATACCGTATACGATTTAATAAATCTCGCGGTCTTGAGGGTAGAGGTACTAAAGAACACGTTTGGAGAGTATTTGAAGGCAATACAGAATGGTTAGCAAGACACGTTATTATTGAAGTGCCTTCAAGAAGTGAGCAAGAAGGGCCAGATTGGAATATTGTTTGTGAAGGACAAATGTTATTTTTTGAAGATACAGATACGGCAGTTTTTATAAATGAATTATGAATATTTTTATTCTAATAATAGTTATAGGAGGTATATCCGTAATATCTGATTGCGATAGCGGCTTGTGTTTCCAAGAAAAAACAACTTGCGAAAAGTTTGCTCAGAGAATAATTCTCAATTCAGTAAATACAAACATAACTGCTATGTGCAAGAGGATTGAGCCATGATAGGTGAAGCGTTATTGGCAATAAAGGCACTAGATTCCGCCTTTGTCACAGTTCAAGGATTGATCGCTAAGAAAAAAGACGTAGAGGACATGGCTGGTGAGGTTGGTAAGTTTTTCACCGCTAAAAAGCAAGTTGAAGAACATATCAAGAAAGCCAGGGAAGCTGGTACTGATGATTTAATGACAGGCTCCGCGCTGGAAGAAGCGATAACTATTGACCAGCAAGAGGAGAGAATTGAGCGCATGATGTCAAAATTGTCGGCCCACTATCAGCGAAAAGGTGCTACTCACCGCTGGATAAAAATCAAAGCCGAGGCCCGAAAGATAGAAAAGAAACGTGAAATTAAGCGCAAAGCAAATGCAGCGGCTAAAATAGCAGCAAAGAAAGAAGAAGATATATTAATAGAACAGTTAGCAAAGATGGTATTGGGATTGGTCGTTACAGTCATTGTAATAGCTGGAATGGTATTTTTAATCTTTGGCTCTGGAGCTGAGTAGTGGATGGAATAACAACAAGAATTAGTAAGAGTGAAATAGAAGAGGCTTGTGAGTTTGCTGAGAGAGCCTACGGAGATGAAATCATAGGAGCTACTAGATATGATAGTAAACTAGGAGCAACAGCGTTCTACCTCTATCACAACGATTGTCAATACATCATGTTCAGAGGCACTAATGGAGATCCTGCTGATTGGGTGATGAATTTATCTGCTATTCCCTGGCGCGTTCATGGCAAATGGGCGCATGGAGGCTTTGTGGCTGCTCAGTCATCTGTATGGAAGCCTATTAGAAAGCGTCTGGACCCATCTAAGAAAACTTATTGCATTGGGCATAGCCTGGGTGGTGCTATGGCTGTATTGACCGCTCACAGGCTCACCNGTGGATATAAGAGGCCAGCCTTCAGAGATGTTAGGTGTATAACCTTTGGCAGACCTAATGGGTGGCTAAAAAGCAAAAACCCTTTAGGTGATATGGTAAATATTAGTGTTGTTGCTGGGAGTGATATTGTTGCTATCGTTCCTAAGCTGTTTTTCAGCTCGGATAGCAATCAGGACATATTGTATTTAGGTGCAGATGGTAATGACTATTTGAATCCAACTAAAGAATTTAGAGATAATGACAGGAAGTTATCTAACTCAATATCAGACCATATGATGGAAACAAGTTATACTCCGAGAGTTAAACAATGCCAAATAGAGGCCATTTTATGCGACATATCATAACCTTAGCGTTTATAATTACTACTGGATGTACTGTCTCTGAAGAGATGATAGCCAACAAGCAGCTATACTGCTCAGGTGTCTACAAAGGCATACGAGCCGTTGGCCGGGTAGCGACAGAGGTGACTACAGGTGTAAGTATTCCT